ATAATATTAGGTGTTCATGGGCTGTAGTTTACTATATAAATACTAAAATAAATAGTTGGACTTAAATCCCTACAACAAGCATTGTTGCAGACTGGATTTCTGAAACTAAAACCCCAGTAGTTGTAGCCCAGTCTATTCCGAAAGGTTGTCCAACTGTTGAGCTACTTCCATTGTCTGTATAAGACACATAAGGAGGTTCTTGGAAAGTAATAGGAAATCTAAAATTAAACTGTGTTAAAACTTTATCTGTTGTAAAGGATATGTAGATAAGTTTTATAAGTCCTATTTTGTATACTCTTGCAGTGCTAGAGATTAATCCATTTCCTATATTCCAATCTCTATAATATTCTATTGTGATTAAATTTTCCAATCTATCCAAAAGTGAGTTATTGTCCAATGGAATAAAATTAGCAACATTTGCAGACACATCTGAATTTTGATTTAAACACTTGTACATTTTTCTTGTATTTCTATCATAATAGATGTAATTTACATCTTTAACTCCTGGTTCTTGTATATCACCACCATATCCAACACAACCCGCTAATCTTGCCAGCATCATTCCTTCAAGTGCCTTGCCTTCTTCTGTTCCAAATTGCACTATCCCTTTTTTATCTTTTGTTACCCCTTCTTGTACCTTTGATAATCCTTCACTTAATCTTTTAGTTTCTTTATCAATTAATTCTGAGTTTTGATTGAACTGCTCCACATTGTAATACTCGTTCCCCTCAGGTTTTACTAATCTTAAATGTTCTGTATATTTAGCCATTTCTATCTCCTTTCATCATAAATAGCTTGATGTGTTTTATTCTTTAATTCATCATTTTTGAAATTATTTATTTCTAAATGTTTATGATACTTATCTAGAACTGCACTATCTTCATATAATCTAGTGTCATAAATTTCTTTGTGAGTTTTTAATTTTAAAGAATTATGCAATAAATAAGCTACCTGATTATGTGTGTTATATCTAAATTCAATACTAAAATTCAAATGTGCAGGTTTTATAACTTCTATTACTGCCTTAAAGTTTTCAATATTTTTAGGTATTCCAACAATAGAGGTAAACAGTATTTCAAAAGCATAGTTTGAATTATCTTCTACAACCTCAATTTCTCCATTTGTAAAAGTCTTTGCAACTCTTGCTATCATCTCTTTTGTAGTAGTTCCATAACTTCTTAACTTAGAAATTAAATTCTCTCTTCTTTCTTCAATATTGCTTGTTTTATCTCCAACACTTAAACCAAATATTCTTTCCCAAATTGGTAAGGACCAGGTAGCAGTATAAATAAAAAATTGATTTAATACATCTTTTGAGATTAAATCAACTGTGTCTAATTCTTTTTCTATTACTTTTTGTAATAAAGTTATTTCTAAAATACCTCTGTAATACTTTGGCATATGCCTCATTAATCTTTCAACTTCCAACTATATCACCTCTTTTTGTAAAGTGATTGTTGTTAATTTTGGAATCTCCTCAGATGCTAACTGTACATTTAAAGTTGTATTATTTATCTTTAAATCATCATAGTCATTTACGCCAGGAATATTTAATAAGATATTTCCTAATTGTGCATAACTCACATAATCCTGTTTAAATCCTACTTTTCTAAAATATTCTCTTACTTTTGTTTCAAACTCTGTTTTTACTTCATCAAATTTTATATTTTTAGAAATTTTAACAGTACCTGAAATTGATATAGCTTTACCTATTGCACTTTTTACTGTAACAGTAGCCCCTATTGGTCTAACTTCTTCTAAATAATCTCTTACTCTTTTTAGTAAAGTTTCATCAGCTTCATGAATATCACTATTTACTACAACTACCTTTACAGTTCCATTTCCATTCCATAATGGAAAAACTTTAACTCCTCCTACTCCTTCAACTTCAAAAGCCCACTTTTTGTAATGATAAATATTACCAGAGGTTACTGGTTCTCTAACTTTAAAATAATATCTTTCTCTCAATTCATCATCAGTTTCTCCATCATATCCATCAACAGTTTCAGAATTATTTATCACTTCATTTAATCCTGGAATAGTTACAAGGAAATTTGTAATAGTTCCTTTTGGAATATTATATATTTTCCCGTACTTTTCACTTTCAATAGGTACTTCAACACTTCCAGTAGCAGATATTATTTTTTCTTGTGTAGTTAAATAAATATAGGTATCACTTGCAACTTTGGTATTAATTTCTATTACTGTTCCTGGTACTCCTTTTATAATTACAGTACCTTTTGATTTAGTTGCTTTTCTTCTAAATACTCCTACCTCTTTACATATATTGTCTAAATACTCAGCTTCTGCTGTTTCTGCAAAGGAATTTAAAAATATATATTCTAATGTTTTTCTTATCTCTTCTATTTCTATACTTACAGGTGCTAAGTTATCATAAAATAAACCTCCTTCTGTCTTATCATATTCATCATTAATATTAGCAAGCATATTTTTTAAAATTTCTTTCCATTCTTTTTTTATTATCATAGATACCCCTCCCATTCAAATGTTTTGAAGTTTTTTAACACTACTTCAAATTTTGTTTTCAAGGTATGTTTTTCTAACTTTATATCAATATTTCTAATTTCTATTATCTGTTTATTTTTCTTAATTGTTTCTGTTAATTCTCTCTCAAACTCACTATATAAAACAGGGGTAGGAAATCTTTGACTAAGTAACATAGCCTTATATTTCATCCCATATTGATTAGGTCCATTATATTTATAAATATTCCATTTATATTTTTCGGTTAAAAGAACCTTTTCAATCCACATTCTAACAGCCCTTTCATCATCTGTTTTTACTAATTGTCCATTTGATTTTAATAATTTCTTTTTTTTGAAGTCTATCAAAAATGTTTTACCATTACTGTTTTTACTATTATTTGTGTCTTGTTTAGAGTAATCAACAAAATCTATTTTTGGTAATATTCCCATTCTAAACTCACCTCCGGTGCATAATTGAATACATCTACAACGAAAAATTTATCCTCAGTAACATTCGGAATTACTAGTACATACATGCCTTTTTTTAAATTAAAGACAGTTTGTAGTATAAACTTTCCTTTATCTTTATTGTCTTTTTCGCTTGTACTTACACTATAGTTACCAGTGTGTCCTGATAATGTCAAATTAATATCTCCGCCACTATCGTCCCCTACTCCACTTGTATTCAAACTATCTATGGTACAATTACTAGATTTATTGCCCTGACTTTCAAAGTCTTTCATAGTGCATTCAATAGCCAATCTATTAGTTATTGCATTGGATAAATAAATTTTATCACTATCAATAACACCATAACCATTTAAAAGCTCAATAGAGATGTCAGGGAGAGGTTTTAAAATCTTACCTAAAACAGCACCTATTGGACTTGGATTTTCTCTTTCCTTGAACTTCTCTGCTACTGCTATATCCCAAGATTTTTTGTTTTCACTCACTCATTAAACACCTCCAATTTTAAATTTATTCTGTGGATTCCATTCTGTACACTGTGAGAACTTTCTTTTATTAGATACTCACCTTTTAAATTAAAAAGTGGTATGTCTATATCAATGACTCTACCACTCTTAACCTTATCATCACCTAAGACATCAATAGAAAAGTCTTCTGTGATTTTATTTAATTTTTTTAATTCATTTTTAGCAACTAGATTAGCTTTTTTAAATTCTTTTTCATCTAATGTTACCACTTCTTGTAGCATACCATACTTTTTAATACTTTCGTTATCTTGTTCTTTTCCTACTGTTCTAACTGCTTCTTTATTTTGTGTTATAACCAAAATTGAATTTTTCATATCAACTATTGATCTACTTAATGAAACTTCTCCGATGTTTTTAGCTACATCTATGAAAGTATTTTTGTGCATTTCATATTGGCCAATAACTTTTATTTTTTTGAATGGTCCTATTTTTAAAGTTCCTTTATCATATTCAATAAAGAATTTTTTAGAATTGAATTGTGAACATTGTTCTATTATGTCATAAATAACGCCTGAGATAGTCTTATCCTTGTAAATTTTATCTATCTTAGTATCTAATCCACTTACTTCAACTTTCATTCCAATTTCACGGCATAAGGACCTAATACAGTCATTCCCTACCATCTTTTTAAATTGTTTTATCACAGTTGATTTATTCAAGTACCAAGCCATATCATAAGCAGTAAATGATGTAGTCTTTCCATTAGGGTTTTCTGATACAATTATAGCTTGTACCAATGTTTCTCCTTTATCATTGATTATTTGAACAGGATCACCTAATGTAACGTCATAGAGAAAAGATAGATTTTTATCAAACTTATTTACTGCAAGTTCAAAACTTATCTCAACTCCTAATGTGTCAATGCTATCTCTCCAGGTTAAATCTCTTATGTAATTAGTTACATCTATTTCTTTTACTATTGTCCTATACATTATTATCAACCTCACCAGGTAAAATATATTCTTTTATATCTAAGGTATATGGAACATCTCCAGCCTTATCTCTAAAAGAATAAGTAAAATTATATCTACATAGCATATTTAAGACCACTCTGTACTTATCAACTATAATAATTCTTAAAGGTAGTCTTGCATCTCTATACTTTTCAAAAAAGTTTATATAGTATTTTGGAGGTTGAAAATTAAAGAAGCTTACAAAACTATATCTTTTAGATGGAAAAAAAGAAGAAAATGAAAAGTTTCTAAGTCCTTTACCGCCAATTAAATTAAGAGTTTTTCCGTTAATTGTATTAAACTCTTCGTCCATTGTTTCACAGTTTACTGGCTCTATATTTTGGACTACTGGAATATTAACTATTTCTTGTTGTACTCCATTATCTTCAACTATAAAAATTATATTCATTTTCTTATCTCCTATCCTACATATTATTCAAAGCTGCTAAAATCTTATTTGCTGTATATTCTCCATATTTTTCCATATGTTCTTTTTCTCCAATGAAATTACCATCAATATGGATATTTACAGTTATAGATTTGTTATTCTTTTTTTCTATAACCTTACCTTCTTCATGGCTCATTATTTTAGTTCCAGCAGGTAATATAGCTGTTTCATTTCTTCCACCCTCATTAATTCCTGTTACTCCACCTTTGAAATATGCAGTACCTAAAGCATGCCTTGGATTTTTAACTGAGGCAGTAGATGAACCAGTTTTGTTACTTCCACCAATCGAATCAGTTGTTTTAGTAGTTCTTTCATTAATATTTATAGTTTTATCTTCTGCTTTTGTATTATTCCAAAAATTTAATTTATCAAATAGTCCACCAAAAGCTTTTTTTGCTGTTTCGATTGGATGTAGTATCATATCTAATGCATTCATTAAGCTATCCCAAGCACTCATAAAGGCACCCGAGATAAAATCAGTTACTTTATTAAAGCCCTCTTTCAAGTTATCTAATGCACTTATAACTCCATCCCATATAGCAGTAAATATCCCACCAACCACATCACAAACACCTGAGATAATATCTTTAACATAGTTAAATGCCCCAACCAAACCATTCCATATATACTCTCCAAAACCTTTAATTGTATCCCAGTTTTCAGTGATTACATTCTTCAAAAATAAAAAAGCATTAATTACCAAGCCAATAGGATTTCCAAACTTAATTATGAATTTAAGTACTTTACCTAATGGATTGTTATCTAGTTTAGTCCATAATTCTATAGTTTTCTTTTTAACTAGATCCCAGTTTTTGCATAACAACCATATACCACCAACCAATAAAGCAATAGCAGTAATTACAAAACCTATTGGATTTGCATTCATAGCAGCATTTAATAGCCATTGTTTAACAGTTAAAGTTCCTGTTGCTGCTGCTTGTGCAGCATCCCAAGCCATTTTTACTTTTGTTATTGCAACCATAGCAGTTGTATAAACCCAAGCTCCAAACATCACAACTTTATATGCTGCTATCGCTCCAACAAGCGTATAAACAACAGGGCTAATTCTATCCCAATTATTTATTATGTCTTGTGCTATATCTATTGCAACAGTTCCAGCATTCGATAATATTTGCCAAGTTTCTTCAAGTGCTGGTTTAACTTTTTCAAATACTTTTCCAAACATATCCTTAATTTGTGTTATATAAGGTTCTGCTCTTGTGACTAATTCCTCAACTTTATCTGCAAGACTTAATATAAATTCTTGAATACCTGGTATCTTACTATGAAACCACTCAGCAACAGCACCTAATTTTGGCATTAACTTTTTACCAAGTTCTGCTTGCATATCGCCCCAAGCACCTTTTGCTGCTACAATTTTACCTTCATCTGTTTCTCTCAAAGCCTTGTTAGTTCCACCAATAGCAGCTGTTAATTTCTTATTTAAAAACTCTACTCTTTGTTCTCGCTTCATAGTTTTAAATAATTTTTCTTCTGCATCAGTTAAAGATACTCCATATTTTACAAGTCCTTTTGTTTTACCTTCTACAGCCTTACCAAATACATCAGCCATAGCAATAGCATCTTCTTGTGTACCATTAAACCCTTTTTCTTTAGCAACCATATCATCAATGATAGGTAATATAGTTTTTATTTGCTCTGCTTTTAATTTATAGATAGCTAACTGCCCTGCTCCAGCAACAGCAACATCATCTCCAACTACTCCAACATCTTGTAATGCACTAGCTTCATCTTTTAACATCTGGATATGTTCTTTTTTAAAATTAGCTTGCTTCATTAAGTTAGTTTCAAGTAACTTATCAGCTTTTAATTTATCTTTTGCAGCATCTATAGACTGTTTTATAAATACTCCAGTTGCAGCAGTTAAAGCTCCAAATCCAATTGCTGCCCATTTTGCTACAGACTTCATACCTGTTTTTACTCTATTACCAAAAGCTTTTACTTGGTTTCCAGCTTTTTCAAGTTGCCTATCCATATTCTTAACACTCTTGGTTGCTTTCTGTAATGGGGTTGTAAACTGGTCTTTTAAACTAAGTAATACACCAATAGTCTTTGCCATTTAAACCTCCTTTCTTAAAAGATAAAAAGGTACTTAGTATAAAAAGCTAAGTACCTGATTTATTCATTCTCTCAATTTCAAGTTCCATTGTTGCTATCATAAATAGCTTTTCCTCATAAGATAAGTTCAATAGATATTTCATTGAAAAGCCTTTTAAAGTATAAAAAGAGAGGAATGCCATATCGGCATCCCCCAATATTAGTTTTTTATATCTTCAATTTCTTCCTCTAAGACTTTACTAGCTTTATCATCTTCTGCACCTAATCCATAAAGATTTAAAATGAAGTTTGATAATTTATTTACTTCTCCTAGATTTTCATCAAATACAGGTATTACTATTTCATATGGTTCTGCAACTTGATATGCTTCTTGTAATTCCTTTTTTTGGAAAATAGGGCAGTGTTTATAAATTAATTTACAGTTAGCTTTATAAGCCGCTTCTGTTGTTTTTTCTTCTGTACTATCCATAATTTTTATTACATCTCTTGCTTTATGTTTTACAACTTCTATTGTTCCACCTAGAACTTCTGAATTAAATAGCACCACTTTCATTTTATCATTTTCTGATTGTTGTTTTTTTGCAATTAATATTTCTAATGTTATATTTTTAGCCATTTTCATATCCTCCTTATATCATATCTATATATCTAAAATGTGAAAAACTAAAAGGAACTTCTTCCTCTCTTAAAGCTTTATTTTCAAATTTTAATGCCATTAATTCACTAATTGTTACACCTGTTAATTCAACTCTTTCTGCTCCATAAGCTGTTGGGTCATCTAGTTTTGCAACTATTTTAAAATCAGGCATATTTCCATTTCTTATCCCATCAGCTAATAGCTTTCCAATAGTAGAGTCTATTTTATGTAATGTCATAGTTCCCTCACCAGTAAAGCCCATATATCTTTTTGACTTTCCTAGTTCTCCCATAATATCCACATCTTCATATTCTAATGTAACCTTAGCTTCAAAAGATTTTACAGAGCCTAATTCTTCTCCATCTAGCCATACAGCACCAAATGAACCTCTAATTATCTTGTTTTTATCCATTTTATTAGTCATCTACCTGTCCTCCTTTTAAAACATATTAATTGTAAATTTAAAGTCTTCAACAGCATTCAATATTTTGATGTTAGCTTTCATAAATACCTTTTTCTTAAATGCAGTCTTTTTAACTTTTTCATCATCCCATTCTTCCACTTCTTTTTTACCTACTCCAAGCCAAGCTAATCTTTGTGCTTCAACATCCACTTCTGAATAGTTATCATATTCTTTATCTAATATGTCCTCTCTTTCAAGTTCTTTGAAATAAGCATTAATAGCTGTGAAAAATAGCACTTGATTATCATATTTATTCTTATATTTACCTATCCATTTTTTGAATGTTGAGTAGATATCATCTCTCATTAAGTCCATAGATTCTATTATGATAATATCTTTCATATCTTCAGTTTCATCTTGTGTAATTTCTTGAAGTGATGTACATGCTCTAGCAACTCTTATATCTCCTTCATCCTTATACAAACAGAAACCACCGTTATCAATAACACCATCTATATCATCGAATATTGATACTTCTTTTAAATTTCCACATAAAAAGCTAGTAGCTGATCTAGTCATTGGTAAACCTGCTAACATTCCTAAGATTGTTGGTACATATTGCCAACCTTCAACTTCTCCTCTATTATCTACAAATGTAACCTTGTCATTCATTAAGTTTACTATGCCTTTGTTATCTGGTTTAGTAGCCTTAAATACAACAGCTTTATAAGTTTTACCAGCTTTTCTAACTGATTTAATCCAAGACACTAAAGTAGCTGTGTCTCCATCTTTTCCATCATAAGCTAATCCTAGCCAATTCACTCTTTCTTGTGCTACTTTCTTTAATGTATCTGTAAGTATTCCACTTCCAACATTAAATACAACTACTTTATTTGGAGTGTATTCAAAGCTATCTTTAATCAATGGTAATACTTCCGCAGAATAATCATCACTTTTTATATCAGTAATATCTTTGTATACCTTTCTATCCCATTGTTTAGTAGATTCTTTTACTATCAATCCAACTATACCTAATTGACTTCTTTTAACAGCTGTAACTGCTAATTGTTTAAAAATAATTTCTATTTTAGGTAATCCCATTTATTTACCTCCTATTTCTTATCAAAACGATACTCTAATTCTTCCATCATTTCGCCATCTACATCATTTTCTATCTCTTCCATACTCAAACTGTCAAAACTTGCTATTAATACTCCATCTTCAGTTTCTTCAAACTCTATTTCATCAACAGGGATAGCAAAAGTTTCATTTACCCATAATGTACCTAAGAAAGCATTTTCAATTTCATCAGATATTTTTAATCTTTCTTCTCTTCCTTTACCAGGTAAAGTAGTAAAAAAATAAATTCTGATTGTAAAGTTTCTTTCCTTAAAAGTTGTCATAAAAGCACTTGTTTTAAGACCATCTAACTCAGTTCTAAAACTAGGTCTATTGAATTTTTCAGATAAATCTTTACTATCAATTTCTATTTTAGGAAATGTTTCTTTCAATTTTGTATTAACTGCTTTTAGTATCTGACTTAGTTTAATCATTAGAAACCTCCATTTTTAATAACTTCATCAATAAAGTTATCTGCAGCTTTTAAAAATTCATCTTGAAACTCTCTCTGTGAATCTTCTAAAATATGCTCTCCTTTTTTAAAACCATGTTCTTTACCAGTTTTATCTTTTATGATATGCCCATTCTCTATTAAATGAGCATGAGGCATTGAGTTATAAACTCTAACTGTATCTTCTTCACCTT